TCCTGTCTAATGGCAAGAAGGAGCCGGAATACGATTAAAACAAAAAAAGCGAAATGACAATTGCCACTCCGCTTCGTTTTCTAAAGCCAATTGGTAGTTACTTACTTGCAGCTACCGAGTCTTTTCTGAATTGCTTCAATGCCTTTTCAATTTCAAGTGAAATTTTTCTGGCGCGTTGTCCGGCAGCTTTATTCCCACTTTCGACTTGTTGTGCGGCATCTTTTGCAAAAGCTTCAAAATCTGCATTCAGTTTTTCTACTAATTCTTTCATTGTTTTATGTATTTAATAATTATTTATTGCCCAGTTCAAACGATTTTGACGGCTTAAACCCGGGTATATCGTGAGCCGGGATTATTATCGTTGTATTTTTTGAAATATTACGTGCTGTCTTTTCAGCCCTGTGCTTCACTATAAAGCTGCCGAAACCTCTAAGATATACATTTTCATTCTTCGCCAACGAATCTTTTACTACATCCATAAAAGACTCTATTGTTTTCAATACGGTAGCCTTATCTATACCTGTATTTTTTGCTATTTCACTAACGACATCCGCTTTAGTCATAATTTTGTTTATTTAAATTGGTCTGCAAAAATAAAGTATTTTTCCAATAACCGGATAACAAATAATTATTTATCAATTATTATAGTCTCCGAATACTTAATTTCCACATGCGGATTATCACTGCTTATGGTCTGGTGAATAGCCTTGACTCCCCATTTCCACCATAAAAAACGGCACTTGGGCTCAACCCAGATTGCCTGATGAAGATTAACCGGTAAATATATCTTCCCGACTAATTCATTATTCTCTATAATACCCCTGACTTGCAGATAAGATGTGTTCATCTCTATCTTTTTCAGAACAAGAGCTACGGTATCGCGCACTACCACCGTATCTTGAATTTGGGCTCTGATATCCGCATCTATTTCAACTTCATGTTTTGATACCGCCTTAAGCCTTTTGACTTCGATACCGAGTTTTTCTATATGCGCGGCATCCTTTGCCCGGTATTGTTTATATTCATCAAGAGTCAGCCTGAGCGTTTTTACATCAAGAGCCATTGTTGTGGAATCCACCTGGATTCTTCTCATATCGGATAAAAGAGCCGAAGTATTACCTTTATAAATATCCCTTTCCTCTTTCAGTTGTGCGGAGTATTTATATAATCCGAAAGTTGTCCCGCCTAATGACAGTATAACGGCGATAAGAATTATTACTATTTTATTCATTGGCTTTTATTGATTCAATCGGTATAAACCATGTGTATCCTTCTAAATACGGGGCATTCAGGCAAATCATGCAGCCTTTATTCTTCCGTTCTTTATAACTTAGGTCTTCGGTCACCATTCCTCTGATACCCGTTAAGCCCGATAACTTCATTTCTTCTAATCTCCCCGATGGGATGATTGTAACTTCAGCACCTTCTTTTATCATACCAGTCCTCTTTAAAAATTAATGCACAAACAACAGTTCATATTCATATTTCCACCTCTTCTCCAGTGAGGGAAGTGTTTTCCCTTTGTACTTACAAAATGATATATATTCATTATAGATATTTCTCCGGCCTCTCTCCAGTTTCTGTATAAGCCTGCTCTTTGGATATTTTGAAGAACCCAATATTTTATATTCACCGACATTGTAAGCCAGAACACCCAGTAACAGGGAGTCTTTGCCAGAATGCCTGAATATCTTACACTTTTGCAGTAAATCTTTCCTTAACAGAGAATCTGCAAAAGCTTCCGTTATATTGGCAGTATAATGTTCCCCCGGCACCAATCTATGCCCATAGCCCACATAAGGGTGGTGTTTTGCTGAATGCCAGCCTTCAAATTTCTTAATGCAATCCACGGCAAGTTCAAACCTGTCCGTATTTTGTTCCTCTGATTGTAAAAGCAATGGACACCCCTGGCTTGTTCCGGGAGATGTCCATGCAACCATTATGAACACAAGAAAAAAAGGTGTCAGTATAAATTTCTTCATCGAAATCATTTTTTCAGGAGCTCCTTAATATCCCCCCGCATTTCCCTTATATCGCTTTGGATAGAAGTAAACTGTGTCATCGTCGCCTCAAAAACAGCCTTATCCAGTTTAATGGCATCGATCCGTTCGTATTGATCCTGTATTTTCAGTTCCAAGCCTGTGCATTTGGTTTTTAACTCGGCAATCTGGTTCGTGTTGTTGACATGTTGCACATACATTGTCACAACAAAGGATACAATCAGGAAGAGCGTCTTGAAGTTGGATTGAACAAATTCTTTAATAGCTGTCATTTTTTGTAGTTTATATTAAGATTGAGAATGCTTCTATTACGGCTTTGATTAATTTTACGGCAATGTCCGTTTCTTTCAAGCCATAAATAACCAAACCGGCAATTATCAGTATATATACAGCCCGCTCTATCATTTTAGGTGTAATATCATCTTTCTTCATTCGGCTCATTCTGTTTATTTTCCGGAACAATAACATTGAATACAATACCTCCGCCATCACCTTCAATCTTTAATCTGGCTTCGTGAACGTGTTTTATAGGATATAGTTCCATTAAAGCTTTTGCCGCATTAACGGACACTGCCCGTAAAGGAGCCGGAGACAGGTCGATTCCGAATTTATCAGAGAACTGTGCCGTAGAAGTTTCTTCCATGACGGCTCTTAATGTTTCCGTTACTTGAAGCTTTATAGCCATATTCTCGGTTTCACCCTGAAGGCCTTTCATCAGTTCCCTGATCCGGGACTGGATTTCGACCTTCGCCAGTAGTTTCCGGCTTAATAGATTTACTTTTAAAGAACCCTCTGCGAATACCTCTGTATAACACTTTACATGTTGGCCGGCATACTCACTGCCGCCATAGACGAAGAGCTCACAAAATTGCTCTTCTTGCGCGCTTAAGATATGCTCATTATCTACAGATAGTTTTTTAGCCATTGCATATATGGATTATTCTTCTTTATCAAGAATAGGCTTCTCTTGCGGATTGGGTTTTATAAAATCTGCTTTTTGTTCAATCAGTTGTTCCATCAATGCTTCATAAAATATGTCAGCCAAAGCATTTGCGCAACTTTCGGCATCAGCTATCGAATTGATCAGGCGCATATTAAATGCAATTTCAAGACCATACCCTGTAATAGCGCACATCATTTCGTTGCCATCGTAATACAATACGCCATAGGTTATTAGTTCCTCCTTTTTAAAAGTTACCGTCCCTTTTTCAATATTCTCTTCCATATCTTCATATTTTAAAATGTTTTCTGGACTTTTCATTTTTCCGGATTGCTATACCTTCCCCATTCACTTGGTTGCGTAACCTTGAGGAGCAAACCCCGACTACATTTAAGGCGGCTGTAACATCCGCGTCGGCATCGTGCGCATCATCGAGTTCAATGCCGAGCCTTTCACAGATTATCTCCAGTTTATAGGAAGGCATCAGGGGGTCATTAGCAAATACAAGCCTTGCCAGATCCATCGTATCAATGTAATGCGGCTGGAAGTTGCCATAAAAATCTTTATTGCCGGCAAATACCTTTTCAAATTCCTTCAGTAGCCCCGAATAATTCATGAGTTGCTGAAGAAATCCGATGTCGAATGTTATATTTTGTCCAATAAGGACCGGCTTTGCCTGATGCCCTTTGCTTAGGGTATTCTTTTTCGCAAAGTCAATAACGCTGCAGGCAACTTCTTTATAGTCTACCCCCGTCGATGCCAGCATTTCCATTGTAATGCCTGAATAGTCCAACGCTGCCGGTTCATAGAGCATGCTCTCCCGGCCATGCGTAATTTCACGTTTGTTTTTTAATACCTTCCGTTTGGCAGGTCCTCCGATATCCTGTTTTTCATAAGGGGCAATGTATTTGACATACCTGTCCAGTACATCAAATGTGTCGAGGCGGACAGCCTGAATCGCCAGTTGGGTACAGGCTCCGGTTGTGCAATCCAGGCTGCCTGTTTCAAAGTCCAGCCCGATAGCTGTATATATCTTGGATTCTGTAATTGGTGTTGCCATATTTATTTTAATTTCGGTTCCTGTTGTTTTAAAAATTTGATCCATGCAAAGGGTTTCCGCCTGTAGGATATAAGATTGTCATTGCTGTAAGCCTCACGTTCAAAACTGATATTCCGGTAGGCTTCCTCCATATTCCTGTAGATACATGCTCGGATCAGGTACTCAATCCCATACCAGAGGTAAAAGAATATGACCAGCATTTCAAGCATTTGTTTTTTGTGTATTTCTTCATGACGGATTGTCTGTGGAGATAGTTCTTCGCTGGGACGAGTCAGTATAAAGCCGAACAGCATCATGGCTCTGTATCCTTTTGGAGGTAAATATTTATTCCTTATTATTTTCATCAGGTGTTGTTTTATATATTGTGGATAAATGATGATTTATAGGTATTCAATGAATTACAGCCTGTATAATCACTGTATTTTATGACCGATGTGATAATGATGACCTTATTCTTCAATCCGGATAAAGTTTCCTTGTTCTCCAGATAAAAGTCATTCCAACACACAAGTTCGATCAGGTCGTTGTGCTGTTGCAACTTCAATTTGCAGAACTGTTTCTTTTCTCCTGTGGATTTGTCCTTGTAAGACATCTCATCGACTTCGACCACCGTGGCGCATACAGCTATCCGTTTTCCCTCATTCTCAAAAATCAATGCATCCCGTAGTGTCATGTAAGATGCCTTTCCCCGAATCTTATCCTTAGCCGGAGAGTTGTCGAAGATGCGCCTGTAATCTATACTTCCAATACCTGCTATGTTGATTTGTTGTATCGACCAGAAATGGTCCACCTCGAAAAACTGGCGATAAAAGTCATTCGCATTTTCAGCCAGTGCTAATTCTGCAGCCGCTTTCTCCATAATATGAAACCTTTCATTAATGGAGTGAATTTTCTCTACCCTGTCGAAACAGCCGGAGAGTATCAGATGACGGACATGCAATGAGTTTACGGGTATCCGGGTAGCTTCATCTTCGTTGTCCGGATCATCCCAGTACTGGTATTTCTTTAGTTTGTACTTGAATATGCGGTGGATAAAGTTTTCAATAGAAGTGAAATTCCCATGTTTCCTGCGTTCATCTATTATGAAATTCACAGCTTTGGGTCCCAGCATCTTTATTCTTGTCAGAGACCAGAATATTTCATCCGAAGTATAATCCGTATAGAAGGCTATATCGGAAACATTGATATCCGGCGCTACAATCTTAGCTTCACTGCATAGCTCCATCTCCGACATGAGCAATGGTATCTCTTTGTCTTCCGCCCATTGCAGGGCGACAGTATAGAATGCAGTCGGATAGTTTGCCTTGAGCCATGCTCCACAATAGGATGTAAGGGAGTAAGCTGCGGCGTGGCTGTTACAGGTAACGATTCCGTTTTCTGTCACAAACGAATGATATGGAGTTCTCATCTCAATATCATATACTTCTTCGTCCCCTGTATATTCGACAGATTTTACAACTACCAATCCGGTACTTAGCCTTTTTTTTTCCAAACTCACGCGTTCGGTGTCTTTTTTATCGTAGCCCATATTCACAAAGAGCTTATCTACTCCTACCTGTAATTGATCTGTCCTTATTTCACCTCGTTGAGTCGGATGCTTGTGGTTTGCTGTTACACTGATTGTTTTGCCGTCTTCTAAGGTGATTCTATAGAGTGGCTTAACACCGGCAAACTGTATATCAACAATACGATTTTTAACGAGCTTATTGTCTTCATTCAAAGAGAATGCGACTCCATAACCATTCCTAAGATATTTACTTCGTAGAGATTTATGGTTTGTCCCTATTGCATAGTCCGGGTCGTTCATCAGCTTGTACATTTCTTCAATTGTAGGATGCCACCTCCCTCCGCATGGACGATATATTTTTTCTTTACCACTGATACAACGATTAAAGGAATACTTGCCCGCTACCTCTATCTTATGCCATATCTCGTTTGCCTCATAATCCGGGCAACCATTGGTGATGGCTCCCTTAATAAAGTCATCTTTCAGGGTTGCCATCAGTTCTGCATTTTTCTTTCCGATTGCTTTTCGCAGATAGTCAGTTTTTCCCAAGTCGAAGCCACCAAGCGTATGGGCTATCTGCATAAACTGCTCCTGGTAGGTCATAATGCCGAAAGTATTTTTTGTAGCTTCATAAGTCCCGAAATTATATACCGGAGCCACTTCTCCCCGCTTATAACGGATATAGTCTTCCGTCGCGCCTATTTCCAGTGTGGCCGGTCGGTAGAGTGCATTAATGGCTATCAGGTCTTCAATGCAATCAGGTCCTACATCCATGATAAACCGCGTAATCCCGCGGCTGGCAAATTGGAAGACATTCTGTGTATATCCGGCTGATAGCAGATTATAGGTTTTGGCATCGGCTATTTCGTTTTCCGTTATGGATTCAATCGTATAGCTTTTACGATAGGTCTCGTTTACGATATTTAATACAGCGCTTAGCTTAGAGAGTTCCTTTGTCGCCAGTACATCCTCTTTCAATAGACCGATACTTTCCACCTGGTAACCGTCAAACTCAGATACTAACAATCCATCCATTTTGCGGATGGGCAGGAAATCGAAGCATTCCGCCGGTTCACCGTCTTTTTCATCCGGGGTAACAATTATAGCCGAGGCATGGATGGATGCTGAACGGGGCTGTCCCATCAGTGTCCGTATCTCTTCTATAACTTGAGGATAATCGAGTATAAATTTCCTTACTTTCTTATTGACGGCTGCCAGTTTGAACAATTCCGTCCAGCCCATATTCTCATCTTCGAATATAGCTGTGATATAGTTTACCAGTTTAACGGGAATACGATGTACTCTGGCGACATCTTTTAATGTGGCCTTCAGTTTCAGGGTTGAAAATGTACCTGCCGAGAATACCCGCTGTTTCCCATTGATATTGTAGCGTCTCTCCAGGTATTCCTTTATCTCCTGCCTGCGGTCTGATGCGAAGTCGGTATCTATATCGGGCATACTTGAATGCCCTCCCACTTTAAGTCCCTTACCTACAATGCAATCCAATACGTCTATATGGGAGTCGGCTGTTTTTATTTGTATTTTTTCAACTTTCATGCTTCCAATTCTTTTAATGTCCATAGTAAATCCCTGTTGTCAAAGAGTATTTCATCACCGGTCATCAATTCATCTGCATATACGCTTATCTCTTTTCCAGCCCTTATTACCATGAACTCTGCGTCTTTGAAGAATAGCAGCGTTTCCCCTTTGATGTTGAGCTCAACATAAGATTCCTTTGGTTTTACCGAAGTGTCCGGTTGCATTTTAGTTATATTCTCCACCCAGTTCAACCCACATCTTTCGGGCACAAGAAAACGGGAGAATATCAGGTCATACTTTAAGGGGTCGATAGTAATGATACCCAATAGATAAGAAACAAGGGAGCCTCCGGCTGACCCACGACCTACACCTGTTGCGATACCCCTGCGTCTTGCCTCCCGGATCATATCCCACTGAATCAGGAAGTAATCGACATTGTTTGTGGATTCTATAATATACACTTCTTCCTCCAGTCTTTTCCTGTATCTGTCATGGTCTTCTATCGGAATTTTCCGGTTCAGTCCTTCTTCTAGTAATCGTAGAAACATAGCGTGCCTATCACCATATTCCCTTATCTCGCTGTCAAGCATGATATACCGAGGCATAAACATATTTCCCATTTCATAAAGGGCTTCAGTATTATCGGCGATATCTACGGTATGGGCACACATCCGTGACAGTAATTCTTCTATGTTCCATTTTTCGGAAGAGAAGATTGACCTTAATGTCACATAATGTTCATCCATATCCTTGAAGTACTGGTCATCCGACTGTTCATGCGCTGCACCCGATGCTATTTTATTCAGTATAATTTTATTAGGGGCTTCATCCTTGTCTATGTAATAGTTATCACACAACAGGATTGGCTCGACCTTGAATGTCCCGGTATCCTGTACGTAAAAGTGCTCGAAGAAATACTGTGTAGCTTGTAATACTTTTATGTCTATGCGTTCGGCTTTGTACTCAGACAGGTCAATCTGGTAATACAATTTTCCGAAAGCCTGTTTTAGCATCACAAGAATGTGCAGGTTCGCATCCATCCAGAAAGAGGATAATTTCCCGAAAACCAATACATTCCCGTCCGCATATTTCAGCAAGTCCTGTATGGATATTGTTTTGTTTAGGGAATCTACCATTATTGTTTTGTGAAGACGCAGCAAGTTTTTTAGTCCTTGCTTTGTCTGGCAATAGACCTTCATTTCAATCTTTTCATCTAGATGATCTACCATGAATGAATATCCGAACACAGGCTTTATTCCGGCTTTTATACACTCTTTCTGGAAAGTCAGCGTAGCGGCCATTGTATTGTAATCACATATCCCCAATGCGGTGTGTCCCAATGCTTTTGCCTTTTTTATCCACAGGCCTATATCCCCGGAGCCGTTCAGCAACTCATAAGGAGTGTGTACTCCCAGATTGACAAAGGGTATATCCAATTCCGGTTTTTCTCTTTTACCTATATATTTGAGGATATTAAAACGAAACTCTTCCCGCAGGTCATAGTAATACCAGTTCCTGCCAAACGGAAAGGCTACATAATTGATGTCTTCCTCTATTAGCACTTGCGGGTTTTCCATCAGGTTGAAAGTCAGATTGTCTTTCGTTCCTCTGAATATCGACTGGACATCGGCAAGATCTGCAACGAATAACTTTCCGAAATCTGTAATTTCTATAACCTCGCTGTCTATCGGCACATAACATATTTTATTGGCCTGAAGCCATTGTATCAGTTCATTCATAATTATTGTTGGATTTTATTGATTGAATATTCCAAAGGTGTTTTTAGTCCATAGGCGAATACCCGGTATATTTCTTCATAGCTCAGGTCCTCCCAGTCTTTCTCCGGATTTGGGATGTCGGCGATCAGCACATTAAAGTACCGGCTCAGTTCTCCCGATATTTTTTTAATCGCTTCTACGGCATCCCCGTCATAACCGAGAACTACTGTTTCGATTCCTTTGCTCTGTAATTTATATATCTGGGTATGGGATATCTTTTTGCCGAAAGTGGCTATTACGACTATACGCCTGTTGTCGTACAGTTCCATTTTGCGGGTTAAGGCAATCACATCGAATATCCCTTCAACAATGATTACCGTATCGGTTTCCCCATCAATGATTGAATCATAATTATAAAGCAGCCGGGTAAAATCATTCTCAGTAGAGTTCCTGAAACGGAGTATCCTATAATCCCCGTTAGCCTTTGCCTTTCTGTTGTAAGTTTCTATTTCGGGTTTTGACCATGTATGACGGGCCACATATCCGACTACGTCGCTTTCATCAATAACCGGAAATAGTACATAATCATTGAATTTATAATTTAGCCTGCCCGTTGTTCCGACAGGAAAATAGTCGTAGTCGTCATAGGTAAACTCTCTCGATTTTAAGTAATCATGGGAAAAGCACCGTTTGTAGAAATCGGGCAACTCTACAATATTCAGAGAATCGTCTATATTTTCGTCTTCATTTCCCGGAAAGACCAAAAGAGTTTCCAGTTTCGCTTCGGGGTTCGTAGTGGAAGTCGCCAGAAGATCCATACGGTCTATTGTTTCCAGCAGCTTTTCGAGGGTACTTGTTGAAGAGCCACAACTGAAACAGTGGGACATAAATGACCTTTTACGTCCGGTTTCTTTTCCAATGTATATCCCGAACTTCCCTTCTTTCCTGCAAAAAGGACAGCGACAAATCAGATTCTTGTTCCCGCCATCGTGTTTAGCCTTCAGTTCGTGAATAATTTCTTCAATTATTAGTTCTTTCTCTACTGGTGATAATTCCATTTATGAATATTTTTTGAGGTTGATTGTCCGCCCGGCATCGTAAAAGACTTCATTGTCATAATCGGTAGCGATCTTGAAGGTGTCCCCTTTCCTGAAGAAGCGGGATTTGGCGATATGGAGCCGCATTATATCCTCGGCTCTTTCGCTGGCTGACTGATTCAGGCTGACCAGATGCGTACAGGGGCGGGCAAGGCCTTTTGCTTCGGCACAGTTATATTCGGTCAGCACGTTCTTTTCATCATTGAGCCATTCCCTGTTTTCTATGGTAGCCTGATAAGTAACCACTATCCAGACCTTTTCGTCGGCTGCGAGGTCTTTCAGGTCATTGGCTACGGCAATACGTTTGCTGCGTTCATGTTCTGCTCCCCATGCTCTACGGCTGGCATCAGTCAGCAAATCCATACTGTCGATAATCACGATATCAGGATTATCTCCGTTGATCTTACGGTATTCGGCGAGGCCATTTTTAATATCGAGTGTCGATACGCGTGAGTTAAAGCGGGGAAAGCTCCTGACAGTAATGCTTCCTGAATACCCGGCGACCAGTGCCTGATAGTACCGTATCTCCGTATCCGATATTTTACCTTTCTCAAACAGGAAAGCGTTTTTCGAGATAAGCCCGCCCGAATAGGCATTCAGGGCTTCATCTTCGGAGCCTTCCAACTGGAAATGTAAGACATGCAGCCCATCATCGATATTGGCATGAATGCCGATATGTTTGGCCATATGTGATTTACCGACCCCTGTAGAGGCAAGGAAGCAGGTTAGTTGTCCCCTGAGTTCCCGTCCACCATTCAGGTTGTCCAGATCCGGGATATAGAAGCGAGTTACTTGCCGGAGTCCCATATTGCGACTCTCGAGTTCCTTTTCCCGGTTGCTGTTGAAACGGGTGGAGAATGTCCTTGCAACATCTACGAATGCTGTGGATTTTAAGGTAAAGCCGGATAGCCATTCTGCATATTTTCTTAATTTGTCCTGCGCTTCCTCCTGTTTGTTCTGGTTATATAACTTGCCTACCTCCGCATAAATATTTTGTAGTTCTACACCTTTGATATAGGATTCAAACATGTCCACGATTACCTCGGTATCAATATCATCATCATACTCACGGAAAGTATTGATAAGTTCTATCGCATCATAATCGTTGGTGAAAGTTTGCGACAGAATAGCGTAATTCGGATTCTTTTTATAGGTTCTGTAATGGTTGGCCAATACTTCCTGTATCCGTTGGAATGTCCTATCCGGCAAATACTCTTTACGCATGTGCATGACAAGGATGTTGCATATATAGTCGAACCGTACAGCGGCGGAATAGAGTTCATAGAGAAACTCCGCACTCAACGGATTTCTTTTTCCTGAATTCATTTCCTGTTTGTTTTTTTGTATTCTTCCTCCCTTATACGATACAATTCCTCATATTTCCGTTTTGTTATTTCCCTACACCTGCCTTCATGCCTGCATTGTCTGCAAGCAGCGGAAAACGGAGTCCATAACAAGGTCGACAGCTGGCATATATAAAATCCGGCCTCAAGGTTGAGTAAGCGTTTCTTGGTAATCTCCTCATACCGGGGATAAATAAATTTAGCCAGAGGATGTTCTTTCCTATCGCCAAAGGAATCAAGCAACGTAAAGCGTGACAAGCCATACCGATCGAGCCATTTATCTTCGAAGAAGCGTTTGTTCTTCGTATTTTGGTAAAAGCGTTCGATTGCTTTTTTGCCAAATGAATGCCCGGCTTTCCATTTGTCGATATAGGACTTGGAAAAACCACTCATGGCAAACACTTGGCAAATGCAATAGTCCAGTAGCCGCTCATCACTCAGGCTGCTCATATAGATTTCTTCCAATGAATCCAGACATGAGTCCAATGCTTTATGAGCTATGCCTCCGCCCGGAAAAACAAACTGATCCATGATCGTTCTCTTCATCAGAAAAGTAAATACCCTGATTATGTAATTACTCTGTTCTTGTCTCTCCATCTCTGGTAATCATTTCCCTGATTTGTTGTTTAGCTAAAAACAGACGGCTTTTGACGGTTTCTATATTTCTGGTTTTCAACGTGCCGTTCTTATAGGTTATTTCCATAATCTGGTTAAGCTTATAGCCGGCCTGCTGAAGCAGCAGCGCTTCCCTGTAGATCGGTTTGAGCGATTCCAACGCGGTAAGAACTTCATCGCTATAGAGTTCACCATAGTTCCCCTGTTGCATATTCAATTCATTATCCCGGTCTTCCCCGATCTGATAATTAGCTATCTGGCAGATATCAATATGGTCGTTCCTTTTAAAGCGGCTGTTCTTATAGTTCATATCATTGACGAACCGTTTGGTAACGATATGCAGCCATGTCTGGATAGATTTGGACGGATCGTAAGTTTCGATGTACTTGTAAAAATTTATAAGTACCTCAATGTAATTGTCCTCCACATCAGCATCAGAAAAGGAATATTGAATACAGAGTTTATATACCAGGTTTAAGTTCGGTTCAACATATTGCTTAAACAGTTTATGCCTGTTGGCGACGGATTTATTACCTATCCTGCCTTTTGTCGATTTCTTTCGTGCTCCCACTTCCGGATTGCTTGTAGTAAGTAATAATCTACCATGCAATCTGTCAGCTTCTTGGCATCAGTTAATAGGATCATAGCCCTTGTGGTAGGGCAAACATAAAATCTTTCCATTCTTGCCCTTGTTTTAAAATATTCTGTATTTACGTATAAAGTAATGATAGAGATGGCAGGAATCCGAAACATTATCATCCGAAGGATGAAAGTCATATTTGCGGATACACGCCTCCATCATATCTTGTTTGGATGCCCGGCCATTACCTGTCGCCCACTTTTTGAGTGTGGCGACATTGATGTAATAAGGGTCAGGAAGAGATAATTCATCGCAAATAAGATATAATAGTCCATGAAATTGGCTTAGTTTCTTTATATCTGTGAAATAGTTATTTACATTCAGGTCTTCAGCAACAACCAGTTTTATGCCGTTCTCTTTTATGAAAGATGATACAGTATCATGAAAAGCAAGATGCTGCTTGTTATCATTTCGTTTTTTTGATTCACTAAAGTTCCATGTACCGAAACCATGTGTACTATAGAAACCTGTATAGGTACTGATATCCAGACTAAGTATCTCAGGCTTTTTAAGGCCTGAGAAATTATTAGATGAATCTTTGGTGTGCTTATCTATTGTCATACTTAATCAGTCTGTTATTTCTACTTGATACTTTAGCATAGCTTCATATACTTTAGGGGTCAGTTGAGTCTTGTGTTTTTCTGCAAGACTCTTGATTCGTTCTTCCTTGTACTTTTTATAAGCAAGAAAAGCCTCTTCTACTGTTGGAAAAGATCCTAAGTGCTTACAATTCCCATTTTCATCTTTACATCGGGATGAGAATAGATTTTTGTATTTATTTTTACTACATCGTACCCCTGTTGGAAACTTTTTATTCTTATCTGTTTTTTTTATGAAAAGAAGATTTATCTCTGAAGGAACAAATACGCAATTTTCAAGAGAGTAGATTTTATTTCCTTTGCATATTATGTCTTTATCAATTTCCCAGCCCGAATTTCTCGGCTGGATATAATACCACTCGGCAAAATTTTGGAAATTGAACCACTCCTGAGAAACAGAACATATCTTATAATAACTGCGGAATTTCATGCAATCTTTTTTGCTATAACATCTTCTCAACACGTCGCTCCATACATTATATGCTTCTCTATGAATGGATGGAAGATATTTTCCTTGTCCAACTCTACCTACATTCCATATAATTTTACCATTTTCGCGAGAAGATAAAGCATCACGAATATTCCCATCACGAATAGCTTTCATCTCAAAAGAATAACGATTCCCTGTATTTAAGAATTCTACTGTAACATCTTTTGAATTTTGATAATCTATAATTTTTATTTTACCATAATTATTGCTCTTATAGATCATTCCATCTAAGGCAGCTTTATATTTATTATTCAATGTTAGATTCTCCATTTTCTTTTATTATCTGTATTTTGTGTGGGTATGATTCCGCAATATTCCCGTGACTTACAATTAGGGCCGTTATGCCCAGCTTATTCAAAGCAGCAAACATAAAAGACAACCCATCTTCATCAACAGCTTCGAGTATCTCATCTAGCACTAGCAATTCGACTCCCTTGCCTACATCACAATTGGCGTTTATTAGCTTTTGCATTGCCAGTATAGTTGCCAGATTGACACGAGCGGCTTCTCCGGCGCTAAACTTTCCGAATGAACCACAATCCAGACCTGCACGTACAAGAGAAATAGATATTTTCTCTCTTACCTTACCGGATTTCAGTACCGTATATCCTGAAAACCTTATACGGATGTCGCTGCCTATGTCCTCCAGAAATTCATTGGTTATCTGACTCAACGCTTCGATCTTCGTATTAGCCAAATACGTTTTGAATTCTATGAAGTTCTGTTCCTGACGCTGAAGCAACAGAAGCTCCTGTTCGATCTTATTCTTTTTTGACAGCAAGAGTTCTGCCTGTTCCTTGTATCCAAGGAGAGATTTTTCTAATGATTCCTGAAGGGAAGAGCCGTTGTTTTCATTGATCTCTTTGATAGCCTTTTCCAACATATCGATAGAACTCTGTGCAGCATTTATCTCTTCATGTATACCATTTTTTTTCCTGTCATTGATTTTATATGCCTCATCGATCAGGTCAAATGCTTCGTCAAACACTTTCCTGAGAATACCTTCAGTCTCACCATTCAACCCGTTAATTGTTTCAATAATATCGTTTTGGTTTCCTCTGATACGGTTCATTTCTGAAGAAGCGCCCTTTACATTGCCTTCAGACTCGTCAAGCCTGGATATCCAGTTCTGCTGCGTATTTGAAAGCTTTCGCTTCTCTTGCCGGATATGCTTTTGCTTATTTTCAATATATTCGGCTTCTTCTTCCGTATCATTCATTTTAGAAGACAGGGTCATATATCTTTGTCCTTTCTCGTCTACTTCAACTTTACTTGTGGCAACATCGAAACCTTTGTCTGAAACGATAAATTCAAATCCGCACGAGGGGCAACTTATCACCCCGGCCAGTTTATTATTCAGGTTTTCTATGGTGGCAGACAGGCTGCGGCGGGTTTTCCTGAGAGTGTCAATTTCCGCGTTAACCTTTATAAAATCCTGTTCAAGCCTCTTTAAATCACCATTATAGGTTTCTATTTTATCCCGGCTTCCTTGGGAAAATTCTTTAAATTCCACTAGCAGGTCATTGTGTATGCGGGTAATATGGGTGACTTTTTTCTCTGCAATAGCAAATGATCCATCCCACTTTTTCAGTTCCTGTTCAGCCTGACGGATGCGTTCTTTTTTATTATTGATAACAGCATCCCAGTCTGTCATTACAGAAGAATAGGTAATCAGGGATAGATATTGGTTTATATTGGACAGGTATTCTTCCAGTTTACAGTCTCTATTCTCCAGTTTTTGTACCAGAGTGTCAACTTCCTTTATTTTAATCAGTTCTGTCGAAAGTGTCCCCAGTTCTTCTGCTTTATCCCGAAGAATACTTCTTTTCCCGGCTATGGATAAGTTAAATTCTTCAGTTTTATCCTGATTACTTTTGAGTTTGTCTGCTTTGTCATTCTTTTCTTTTTCCAGTTGTTCTCTCAGTACGGATATCCGTCCTTCGATCCCGGCATATTCCAGTTCATTTTTCTTTAGTAGTTCTTCAATAGGAATTTTATCTTCGATGATTTCCGCAATCGCTTTGTCAACGAGGTTTCCGTTACTGAAGCGGTTTATAATCTCTTTCTTCTCTTTGTCAGAGCAGGAAAGAAAATCCCGGTATTTGTATTTGGACAGGACAAAATTATTAAACAGCTCATCCCTGCTAAGCCCGAGCATCTCCAGAATATACTTATTGTATGCCTCTACAGAATGTTGCGCCACTTCTTTCAAGTCGCTGTCTCCATGGGAAATGGAGCATAATACCTCGGACGAACCTTTCCGGTACAATTTCCGTTCAATGATCATTTTTTCATTATTGCAATCATTGCAGAACTGCAATTCAATCATTGCTTCATCCGAATTATCATTGATAATCTCTTCATTTTTTATTTTACGCAAGGGGCTTCCGGTGATGCCGATAGAAATACATTCTATCAGGGCCGATTTACCCGAACCGTTACTTCGTTGGCTTTCATTGTCTCTGTTATCACCGAATATCAATGTTGTTACCCCCTGTTGCAGGATGTAATGAAGTTCACGGAATGCACATATATTCTGTGCGTATATTTCAGTTAGTTTCCACATATTTGTCGATTTTAGATAGGTAGGAAAGGCCGAGAGAAATATCCTCGATGTCTTTCTCCCGGCAGAATTGTTGATAATTTTCCCGGATTTTATTGCTGTCGAATTTTTCAAACAGGCCGGTAGATGTGATTGCTTTTAGTTCCGGGTCTTTGGTAATAACTTCCACTTTCGATGCCCCGCTCTTGACAAGCTCGTTCTTATCAATGCTGTTGGCATCTGCAGTATCACAGTGCACGCGCACCTTTACCTTGTATTTTCCATCGGCTTTTATCTCATCCAGATGGTCTTTCAGGTGTATATTGACTTTCTCCAGAGGAACATCAATAACCATAAACCGGGTATTGGCCTTGTTTTTTACAAATTCCTGAGAACCGTCACTAGAGAGAACCGTATATCCCTTTTCTTCGTCTTCTCCGAAATTGTGCTGACGGGAAGAACCGATGTACTCAATATTGGTATCTGCGATAACACACCTGTTATGATAATGACCAACAAATACCTTGTCGAAATCCTTAAAGATATGGGCAGGCAGTTCGTTGTCAGAACTATGCAGTAATGCACCATTGATTCCTTCGTGGATATACAGATAATTTTTTCTTTCGGTGTCTAAGCTACCATGGATTAAAGCATTCAGTTTATCGGTAAAGCTCCCGTTTTCAGGGAAGTACGCAATCATATGCAACGAGAAATCCCAGCCTTCCTCTGCAAGGGTCAGGAAATCATTTATTACAATTACATTGGCATGCCTGCTGAAAACATGGCAATAGCCCCTGATCGCCTCTTGATCGACAAGGTCATGGTTTCCGTTGGCAAGAACGACCGTTATGCCTTTTAGTTCTGCATTGGTCAGGGCATCATGTACGGCAAGCAATACGTCCAGTGTCTGTGCGGCTCTTGATTGGAATAAATCCCCACCCAATGCTATCGTATTAATTTTTAGCCCTGTACAAATATCCAGAGCCTCGCCCCAATTCAGTATAAAATCCGGAATATTATCTTTTGATATATGTATGTCATTAATCATAAGGACACACGCAAAAATAGTCTTAGTCATATTTGAATAAGATTTAGACAGAAGAAGCGCATATGAGTTTGCGCTTCTTTCCATGAATAATAAGGCTACTAATAGTTATCTCCTGCGGCGGGTACGTTCCTGATTCGCATCTTCCGGAGTTTCAGCAGTGGTTTCGGGTTCGTTTTCGGGACCAGGCTCCGGCTCCGGAGTGTCGGACGCTTCCTGTACACCTTTTTCTATCATATCGAGGAGTTCTTCGTTTGTCGTGGAACGAGTGATACGGATGCTCAGCTTTTCCTGCTCGATATAGGTTCTAATCGATGCCCTGAGTTCCTGCCCTTCTTCGGTCTTGTCTCCCAGACCTTTATCTGTCAGATCATCAAAACGGTTAAACAGTTCATCCAGTGTTATTTCCGAAGAATTGTCCTTAGCGTCTTTTGTCCTTTTGTCAAAAGAGAAGGAGCTGGTGTCTTCTTTTGGTAAAGCGGCCCTCAATGTTTCGATAGCTTCTTTCATCTGGTCGCTGCCCATGAGCTGCATCTCATATTTAATATCGCATTGCTTCAGGAATTCAATGGTCGCCTCAAACTGGTAGCGGGAATAGCGGTAAACGATCTCCGGGATGCGTGGCGCAGCCATCAGGATGTTTAATTCATCACCGGTCAGGACATCGTTATCAGACTCATTGTCGATACTGGTCAGGTATTCAGTTTTTGCTCCATTTTTCTTCTTCTCTATCTCAACCGGATAGGCATTGTAAACGGAACTAATCGGGCAGGGGTAATTGGGATTCTTACTTAATTTTTTCTGCCAGAGCTTGAATTTGCGTTCATCCAGGTCTTTGAACTGGGAGTGGCTAAGGGTTAGTAATTGCAGGCCTTTTGCTCTTTCGCTCAGGTCAAAGATGTACATAACGTGTCCATAATTGAATTTCAGACCACCGCCAAAAGAGCCGCCACCGATTTTTTCGGCGAGCTTTTCGGCGCCTTTTTCGTTAGCGGCATCCACTGCTGCTTTCCGGTAGACATCGATCAAGTCGACAGGATAACCGGCTTCTGTTATTCTGGGAACTGTAACATACATGTAGGAAGGCTTTCCTCCGGTCGATGGCTTCTCCAGTTCCAGCAACATCTGATAAACCGGATACTCGTAGCTCTTGCGGTTTATGCTACCATCCTTGTTAGGGGCAAGTGGTAAAATTCGTAACCGGTAAGTTCCAAATTTGTCCATCCGGAAAAATTCTGTTTTCTGGAAAGACTTGTTTTCTTCCAAAGCCCGTTGCTGAGCCTCGCTGTACGTTTCCTGCGTACCTAAGAATAAATCTTCTACCGACTTATTCATGTACTCCGTACTTTCATAATTCTCTTCTTGCATAATGATTATAAATGCTGGTAGTTATTAAATGCCGAAAAAGAATCTGATCCGACAATAAACGGATTCGGGTCCTCCGTTCATTTTCAATTTATAATCTGGGGAGAGGTTGGTAAGGCAGCAATTGCCGGAAAATAAGTACTCTCTGTGGCCTGTAGTAAATGGCTCAATTAATAAGATTTCCCCTTGAATCAAGAGGGTTGCAAATATAAAAAGGATAAGGTAGGCTTGCAAGGTTTCTCAAATAAATATTCTAACATTAATTTAACTGATATATTATCAATCAATTATAGGTTGATGTTAATGTTAATTTAGAAAGAGTTATTAATTTGATTTTCTCTGATAATCAACTAAAACGGATATTCGATCCTTATTCTCTACCATGTACTTACCCAATTTTTTCTTCCGTATCGCCTCATAATATTCTTTCCTTTGGGGGGTGAGTAATTTCGGCCTTTTGCAATAAAGGCCTGACCGGGCATATTCTTCCAGATAACGGGAGAATTTGGCCTTTCTTAAAGACGAATCGTTGGAGTTCCTGCAAATAATCCTGATTAGCAGTAGCGGTGGTTCACCGGGCATTGAATCCGGAGTCATTTTCGTTATTATATCAAACACAACCGGGACTTCATACTTGAGCATAAAACCCAGCCGTGTCTCTTCAAACAGATACCGCTTATATGTCCCCTTGGGACGACCTTCCTCTTTTTTTCGGAACTTCCTTTTTTTCGGGCTCTGCGTCAGTCTCCGGTTCTTGTGCAACTTGGCTCTCGGCATTTTCTTTTTCTGTAATTTCCGGTTTGACATGAATTTCCGGTAGGATATTTTTCTCTGAAATATCTCTCCTGCTTTGTAAATCCCGTTGGATATTGATTTTCTTTCCCATAACTATACCATATATGTAAAATTAATTTCTGTTGATTCATTCCACCCGCTTTCGTACATAATAATTCTTCTGTCTCCACCCCAGATAACATAGGAAGCCCCTCTGTTATATTTATGGTCATCATTGTAGGTACAGAGAGAATTCTTAATACTGTATTTAGGCGGCTGTATCTGGTTCGGAATAATAGCAACAATACCTCCCCACCATGTGCCATCATGGTTACTGTTATGAATCGTGCCTTGTATGCTTACGATATTTCCTATCTGGCGTGCAAACAGATTACGGGTATCCGTTTTTGAGCCCGAATTCGACATCTGTATCCAGCCTGTGTCTTTAATCAGGGTCTGGTATTCGGATGCGAAAGCCGCGCCTAATATCCTGCATGCTGCTTTCCGCGCATCATCGTTTATTAAGACGAGGTCGCTGAGCTTCCCGTCTTTACGCAGGTAATTATTGACTAAATCCGACTTGCCGGGTGTGTCCAGTTTATCCCGGAGTATCTTTTGAGCCTCCGTCGTATTTTTACCCTGTTTTACAAGAAAGGTTATAAAATCCTGAAACAATTCTTCGACTGAAGCATATCTCGCATCCGACTCGGATTTAATATAGACACCGATATTGGTGGCTATCATTTTTTTCTGGGAATCATTATAACCATCCAGAAGGAGATTGGCTTTTTTGTCCAGCTCTTTTATCACATGGCTGGTCAATACGTAGCCCTCACTTTGCGATACAGGCTTATTCTCGGCATTGACACCCGCAAAATTGCCGGTTTTGATAGCTTCCAGTTTTGATTTATGTTCACCGGTAAATATTGCTCCCTCATATGCGGAACTGGAAGGCAAATAGTCTTTTAGTTTTTCATCTATCTCCCCGATGGAATATGTTCCCAGGTTCTTTCTTGCCAGCACCTTATCCGGAAGGTCGGATAGATTTGAAGCCTTTGCCAGTTTCATATCTCCAGTCCCTTTCTTCTCTGCATCGATATTGTCCCTTACCGTGCTCTGTTTGTCAGCTTTTAGTCCGGAGACCTGTTCCGGAGACAAGCCATTAATCTCGTCCGCTGTCAGGCTTACCAATTCCAACAGGCAATTTGATTTTTGCAGGAATGCGCTGCAACTTTCTGTTTTAGAATAAACATCGAGATTTGCTCTTGCCTGGGATTTGTTGGTAAGGTCGGAAAGGTTTGTTTCTACAGACAGTTTCATTTTTAAAACTTCATTTATATCATTTGCCGATATAAATCCGTTTCCGGCTTCTCCTATAACTCCTTTAGTGATGGAATCCAGCTTCGATTTGTGTGCTTTTGTAAAGTCTTCGGTGGACAATTGCTTGCCATCGACTGCATCGACCTTTTTCTTCAGTTCGCTATTCAGTAATGTTTTGGTTGCATAAGCAGTATCGATATTGATGCCGTTTACCCGAAGCTCTCCGGCTATATCGACATATCCCAGCGAATGTATCTTGATATTGCCGATAATATTCCTTAGCGTCAGGTCATAATTGTTTGTTTCATAAAAGCCAATAAAGCCGATCAGCTCAGAAGCGCTGTCAGTCCATTTTATAGAATTGGTCAATTGCTTGCCGGTCTTAAGATTGCCGGAATTGGACAGTTCAATACCCGCTCCGTTATTATGTACACTAAATAACCCGCTCGTTATAACGCTGTTATCTTTTCCTATGACCTGAAATACAGGTGCAGAGGGCGATTTCCCGTTATAAATATTGAAATTCCGGTACTTGGTGTTCCCTTGCTTATATCCGGTATGATTTACATTGACAGCCCCATCATCCGTATTGTCTTCGGTATTGGTTATATGAGTGCCTGTCATCAATATGGCGCCTGTCTGGGATATGGTAGATGATGAAGAGCTATATTTAATTCCATCCCCGGACAATTGGGCCAATAGCTTATCCTGCTTATAGAAGCTAAAAGAGCCGTCGGTATGTAGCACCAGTTCATTTACCAACAGCCCGTTCAGATATACCCCAACAGAACCATCTCCCGAATGCTTAACAATATTCCTCAGGGCGTACCCATTGGCGCTGTTTACAACCGAAAGCGCTGTTTTTGATTCAATATCTTTTTCCCCTAAAAACTTTCCGGCAAGGATAAGTTCCTTCTTTATCGTCTGCTTCGAAAAGGGAGTATCCAACAGAACGGCATAACGGCCGAAGAATTTGTCAATAAACCGTGGAGCATAGTCCCTCTTTATTTCTATAAATCCGGGTCTTGTTCCGGTTACCGGATCGTTCTTATCGGGTACGGTTTTCGCTCCTGCCGATAAATAATTGACACGTCCCTTTTTATTTACCTCTTTAGCATAAACAGTGGTGTCATAGCTATTTACCTCATAGATATAGTACGGAAAGTTGATGCCTTTCGCTCCGCTGAAATGCCGTACTTTCTTATTTAACCACACGTAGCCTTCAGACAAATCACTCCCTGAAATCTCACAACCACTGATAATGAAATTGGAACAGCCGTCAAATATGGAAGTCAGGCTCAGTGTCAGTTCCTGAAGATTTAATATATCATCTACGTAGGTATACCGTCCCCCGGTTTCCGCAATAAATTCTTTCATGTGGTTATCTTTGTGTTAGGTTCAATTTCTTTAGAGTTGATTTTTATCAGGTACGTCTTTCCTGCCAACTTGTAACGATTTACCACATAGGAGAGCATATATACAAATTCCTGTTCCTCTATATTGATTTCAGGGACACAGACCATAAAACTTACTTTGTTGATCGCTTTCTCTTCCGATAAGAAGTAAAACTCTCTTGATTTCTCCAATTCATTTTGAGTGTCTATTATTTCTCCTTCTTTCCACAGTGTATAGGGTTTTTCAACCACTCCTTCATGATAAATATCAACTCCGATGGTCGTGCTCTCTTTTATATATATCTTATCGTTTTTGTCTGACAGGTATTTATTAAACTTATGATTCAGGTACCATTCGAAGTAGATAACCTGGCTGGTCATCCGGGCTTCAATATGCTTTTCCTTTGCAAATTCAATAAACCGTTCATTTAGTGTCTGTAAGGGATAGGCGAGGCTTTGCAAAAATAATATATACTTCCGCCCCGGAAGATAATGGGGAGTAAGCCGGTTTACAATCCTGTCCGTAAATAGTTTATATCTCATCCCTTATCGATTATCAGTTTAATACTTTGACGGAAATTCGGAAGTTCTTTTTCTTCCCCTTTTTCCGAGGATTCCCTGATGTAACCGGAATTGGTATAGATCAGCCTATCTATCTTTTCGGGTAGGCCTATATGCCCGTCACTGTCATAGCAGGCAACGAATACTCCTTGCTCCGGCACTGCTTTTGTATCGATATGTACATCTGTAACATGATCTACTTTGCGTATTGTTTCAATAACCTTGGAGACATAGATACCCGCATCAAATTCGATGTTCATTATATATTCATTCAATGCAGCATCAATCAGATCGTAAACCTCCGACTCCGGCACTGCTCCGTCATAGTAAACTGAAACTTTTGGGATAAGTATATCCCCTTTCAGGCTGGTTACCTCAACGCGTGTTCCTGTAAACTTTATCCGGTTGATATAGGCGTTGACCAGCAACAGTCCTTCCGGCGATATGGCTGACAATTTACCTTTCTGCCCGGTAGCGACCTTCAGTATCAGTTTGTTGTCGAGGTTCACATCACCGGAGCTCTCTGAATAGGAAACTTGTGTTATGATTCTTTTTGTCTCATCAACTACTTCATAACCGAAGGCCAGTCCATCCTCCCGTACTTTTACCACATCTCCCTTCTGATACTGAAAAAGGGCATTGGCATAATAATGGGGCGTACCATTGATACGGCTGTTGATCGCATTGGATATATCAATGGCAAAAACATCCAGCAAGACTTCAAAACTGTAAATGATAGCCGAAAAAGCCCAGGTCAACCCGTTCATGATGGATAGCTTGGAATCGCTGGAGAACTCGGATAATTCCAATCGCTTATCGCGTTCCTTAACCGATTCGTTATATATTTCCTTAATTGTCCTGCCCATTATCTGCCATATATATTTTACCGTTTATATTAAATTTCCAGTATCCGCCTTCATTCCATGAGGGCTCGTTGCATAAGAGCCAGATAGCTTCCATTCCTGAGGCGATCATGTAATTGGAATCTTCATCCCTGGCAGGTTCCCGGTATTCTCCGCTTGGTTCTGTGGTTAGGGTAACTATGCAGTTTCTTCGGCCATAGTGCTGACGGACAAGGGCAGATAGGTATTCGTCTACCTGTTCTTTTTTCAGTTTTGCGCCGGACAGGTTAACCTCCATTAAGTTTCGGCATTCTATGAGAGGCAATAATGTTTCTGTACGGATGTCCTGTAAATTCAATTTTTGAAGATCAGGTAACAACGATATAAACTGTATACCGGTATTCGGGGAACTCAATATCAGTTTTTCACAATAAACCGGACAGAACAAATAGATATTCTTTACTTTCAGGTCACTAAGGTCGAACTCATTTATGGAGAAATTCCCATATAGACGGATTTTTCGCCTATCCGGGACTATATTGTCAAAATAATGGCTGATATGATGGGATTCATATTGTAAGGATAGCGGTTCCATATTGGAATTGTCACCCCAGTCAATTTCCATATTCCCGTTGCCGGAGATACTAAAAGAGGCGTTTACTTCTGTGTTCCCGATTTGTATTTCTACAGGGAGGGGATAAGTACTTGTCTTGTAATAGACGTGGCGTTCTCCGTTGGCCGGGACGATATTATTGGCTTTATTGTATGCGACGACATTGGCATCGATAATATATCCATCGGAGTAGGCCAGTTTATCACCGGCTTTAAGAGTACCGGCAAGGGATAATTCCGGGTTATTCATCATCAGGTCGATGATACCCTCTATCGATCCGTAGATATGGAGAGCTACATCAAACAGGTTCTGTCCGTTAGTAACAATATATTTACCCATTTTTCTCTGTTATTTCCATATGCAGTTCTCCTGTGGAAGAATCCATATATGCGTTGTTGATAATCATCTTGTCATCTTCAAATTCCTGTTGTAGTTTTTGAGCCAATCCTGAGTTTTCAAAATTTCCGTGCAGGAATTCAATCAGTCCGACCCCAATAGTGGGATGCTGGTACAGGTTTCCGGCAAAGGCTTTGAGCAGGAACACTTCATTTTGTTTCAGGGAGGCTTTTATTTCGAAGTCCGTTTCATCGGCACTGTATATAGCGAAATAGCTACCCTTAAACTGCAAGTCATAATATCCCTTATCATTTAATTGCAATAGTCCGGCAATACAGACAGGGGTTGATGGTCCGTTCTCCTTTTCTGTTTTTACGGGAAACCATATAGTATTGTCAGACCTGTTTATAATATATTCCGGGATTATGTCTGAAATGTCATATTTCAGCCTGATTAATAATTCTTTATGAACGGGCGTGTATCCAATCTTTGTGTAAATGCTTTTACCGGCTTCTATCCACCGGACATAATCCTTAGGGATGGTAATCTCTGCATGGCAATAATTATCATTATCCATTCCATCGACTGAATCTAAGAATACAAAAGAATTGATAGCCTTGGTAGTAAGGTTATCCGCAAGGTTACACTCCCCGTATATCACATCTACATAAATATCCTGCCTTGGCATAAAAGTCTGTGTTAAAAAAAATATCCCCGTACACAGAGCGACGAGGATAGATTCACTCTATTAAAGAGTAGAATATAGTAGAATGAAAAGTTTTAGCTATTCCTGTATAACATCATAAATTTTGACTACTGTACTCCACATATCGTCTGGAAGTTGTTCATCCGAAATGCGTTCGCAGGCCTGCTTCAGGTAATCAAGTTCCCGGGACGAAAAATCTACATTCATGGGGATATCTTTTTCTACATTCCATTCGATACGCTTAGTGTCGGGATTTTCTTTTAGTCCCAGTTCTTCTTTTTCCGCATCAGAGATTTCAATCCGGCGAAGGATTTCTTTTTTGGTATTAAACTGGGAGAAATTTCCCTCTTTGGGCAACAGTGCCGGAATATACAGGCGGTCTTTGATTGTTAATTCCATACTTGTTTCTTTTTATAATTTCCTAAGAATAGAGTTTGTATATTCCGATAGTTTGAAGGATATTTTTTTTATTTGGAATTTACGTCCTTTTTGATTTGCCGCATCAGGTTTTCATAATCCGAAAATAATTTTGAGGCAGGCACATTTCCCATAAATGAAGCGGTTATTATTTCATTTTCGAATATGATTTGCCCAATATAAGTTTCTTCCGGTTGGTTTTCTGTTTTCAGGGAATAAATTGTGGCCATAACTTTTAACAGTTTGTTATTAGAGGTACTATACTCCAGGTTATACACGGCATTTTCCGTCGTACTCACGGCATTTTTTGTTGTTACTACGTTTAGGATATCCATTTTCAATAAGATTAATAGTTTGTATAAGAATAGGGCATATTTGAAGAAAAAGTTCTTACCATCTATTTCTTCCTATCACAGCAAACGTAAAACAGGTATCAACAAGTTTTCCATTATCAGCATTGACAACACGAAGGTTGAAGCTTGTCGTTCCGATATATTCTACCCGGATAAAGCAATTGCCGTGCCAATTCGTGCCTGAGTCCCAATAGGGATTTGCAACAACAATATATTCTGTATGCCCTAAATTATGGACACATGTAAAGTTACCGGTCTGAGTCTTGTAAAAATTCGAAACAGTCATGCCATTCCCCCAACGGTTGTAGAGTGTATTGCTATTTTTTACAAGTGCGCTGAAGAGCACACCCGGAGCATTCCATTTTTCTCCGGATCGCTGTCCGAACTGGTGTGGCCCATAAGATTCAATAGCATACGTAGATCCTGCGTTGGCAATAATAGATATTCCTTTGGCTCCTGCTGCATAGGTTTGTATACTTATGGCTGTCCTGGCTGAGTCGGCTCTGATACCTAATAAATTATATGAATCTTCATTGATTCGTAAGAAGGAAGAACCACTAAGGGAATTAAAAATAATAGCTGAATCCGAAGCTTTATTAGTCAGCTTATTCCCGCTAATTGTGAAACCTCCAATCATTCCAGAAGAGGCATTGACTGTCCCGGTAATAGTAACGGCTCCGGCAGTGTTCCAGCTAACATTTCCATTGGCAACATAGCCGGCTCCGTCATTACCAAGTTTCCATTTTGAACCATTTGAAATAGTTCCATCCGATCCGAAAATGACGCTGTTTTTGGATATCTGGTTGGAAGCGATAACCCAACCGCCAATTGTTCCGCCAACGGCTGTTATGCCATTTCTATCCAGTGTTACTTTTACGGCATTGGATGCATCGCGGACTGAAACGCTTCCGTTATAGGTACTTCCCCCGACAATCAAGGCAGAATCGACCTTTATCTGACTTGCAACTACCGACCCGGTATAAACTCCAGCCGATGTTATTTGCGTAAGCCGTTGACTGATATCTTCCGGAGCTGGGCTCCAATCTGTAGGTTTAGTACCGATTTCAACTTTCAGATTTCGAATGGTGGCAGCCCCGGTCAGATAATCATGTCTGATATTAACATTAAAGCTCGCATTTGCAAGCTGGGCCTCAGTTACAATGAATGTATATACGACTCTCAGAATGCCGGACTTCTTCGTAAAATCAATCTTACTAAAGAAATTGTGCCCGGTAAAGCCATTTGTATAGTTGGTAACGTTCCCACCCCCTTGAAAGGTAATAGTTGTAGCTGTTCCTGCCTTTACAATATTGTCATATTTATAATCAAAGGAAACGCAGATTGTGTCGCCTTTTATCCAACTGTCTGTGCTGACTGTATGCCCGAAAAGGCATTGATTATTTGTATTATTGAATGTTGTGACAGTTCCCCATGCATTTGAAGTATTCCTTGCATAGTTTCTACCCCCTATATTTATGGCATTTACCTTATTGGTTGCATCGGTAGCGGCGGCGCTTACAGCTTCATTCTTCTTTGTATCGGCATACGACTTTGCGGAAGTAAGCGCATTATTTGCGGCATTTGTCCAATTCAGCGAAACAGAAGACCCGAATGTAACATTTCCGGAGGCATCCCAACTGATATTTCCTCCGGCGACAGCTCCCGCACCGTTGGAGTCCAGTCTCCATTTAAAACCCCGTATGCCATTAGAGCCAATACTGATTGCTCCTGATGCGGAAGTATAGGCTCCGGACGAGTTATTTTTGGCTCCCATATAAATGGTATCATTATCAAAAGCCCAACCTGCAATCCGGTTATAAATCTCTTTGCTTCCTGATTTCGTATAGTTTGTTGCCAGACAAAAATATTCGGTATTATCCCATGCCATCATTTGTATACCAATGAATCCGGCTTTAGCAGTATTTCCGTTTGACATAATCTGCCCAAAAACAAAATGCCCGGCATTAGAGCTTTGATGCCATGACATTGTAATTCCTAAAGGTTTGAAAGACCCGTTATATACATACCCTGAGCCTGTCGATGCAGAACGAATCTGAATTGGTATTGCTCCGGTTCCACCTATAGATCCAATTGTAATAGTATCACTCCCGATATTCCAGCCGCCAATCTTACCTCTTACAAACGTACATGTTAAGCCATTTATATAATCAGTGTTGATTATCGAAGACTTTATGCTTGCAGCATCCAATTTAGATGCGTTCAAACTTCCGGATGCTATTCTATCGGCACTGATTGTCCCTGCGCTAATCTGGCTTGCTGTTAATGTGCCGGTATATATTCCGGTGGAATCTATCTTTGTTAACTTGGGATAGGCTGTACCACCCATTGCAGCCAGGTTCTTGTCAGCTAAAGACTGGGCATTTGCCGCATTTTGAAGAGCAAGAGCCTGTACAGAGTTTATTCCTTGCGGAATACCGCTTACAATTCTTGTTGTAACTTCGGCATGAGGTACGGTTGCTTCAACACCCCTGTAAACTTCTATACCGTTTCCTTTTCCGATATCGGGTATTCCGACTAAGACATAAGGGTATCTGCCATTTAGTTGTATTCCTGATCCCCCACATCTGCCCAATGCCGTCGCCAAGGTTGCATCAATAATGATAGCATCGTATGATGCTATCACAACAATTACGCTGTCATTCAGTGCATTTAGAGCATTAGCCAATTTCAACCTTTGGTCTGCTACTCCGTATATATCATAACATACATTTGACTGTACAGCGAGGTCTGAACGCCTTACCACAGTAAGTTGCAAGCCTCTTCCTCCTGCATTGTAAACGGTATTTCCGTTTAATGTAAGCAGCCTGTTGGCATTCCTGTTCATTCCGGTTCCCTTACAATATAGAATCCCATCGGCTTTAGCATTGTTCATCTTTGTTGTAGCATCGGTGCCCGCAGTGTTTATAGCCTCTGTTTTTTGGGTATCAGCATATGTCTTGGCCGAAGTAAGCGCATTATTGGCTGCGTTTGTCCAGTTCAAACTTACAGTAGAAGCAAAGGTTACATTTCCCGAAGCGTCCCATGTGATATTTCCATTAGCCAGCCTACCGGAACCATTATTGTTTATTTGCCAAAGATTGCCATTCGTTATGGAGCCGTCGGCACCCAAAGAAACATTATTCTTCCAGATGCGTGTATTATCGAAAGCCCATCCCGCAATTCTATTATAAACCTCTTTTGCTCCTGACTTTGCGGTATTGGCAGACAGACAAAAATATTCAGTATTATCCCATGCTATCATTTGTATTCCTGCAAATCCGCTCCTGACAGTAGAGCCGGTTGCTAATATTTGGCCTAAACCGATATGGCCTGCGTTCTGATTTTGATACCAGCTTAATGTTATTCCATAAGGTTTATATGCCCCATTGTAAACAGTGCCGCTGCCGGATGACGCAGACCTGATCTGTATAGGTGTTTGACCTACAACATCCAGAGAGCCTATAGTTATATTGTCTGCACCTATATTCCAACCGCCTATTTTTCCTTTGGTTACATTTAGGGTAAGGGCATCAATATTTGCTGCCGTAATCAGTGAGGTTTTAAGGGCATTAACATTAATCCGTGCGGCATCGATTGTTCCGGCTGTTATCTGGGATGCATCGATTCTTATAGCATTTACAGTATTGGCAGACAGAGTTCCCGTAAAGATTCCGTTCGCATCAATATAGGTCAGTTTTGTGCCCCATTTTCCATCATTGGCTTTCTTTGTTATGGCATCGGCTACACTTTGGGCGTTTGATATAGAATTATCAATATCTTCCGGGGCAGGAGTCCATTGTGTAGCCTTACTGCCTTCCTCTAATTTCAGGTTGGCAAAAATGGCAGAACCGACAGTATTGAATCCTGTTATATATAATACCTGCGATGTTGTCGTATCGGTATTGGATGTTGCTGTTTGTAAAACCTTTATCCATGTTTGCTTTTTAATAGTTGTGTTACTCCATGAGATCAAGGTATTTTGGCCGTTACTGTTCCTGATGGAGAGCGCTAATGTTGTATCGAAATCGCAATATATATCGAATGATATGGTATATTGTGTGCTATTCTTTAATAATAACCTGTTTATACTTCGTGCTATTACATGATAGCCCGTAGATAGAGCAGAGCAAGTTGACTTTACAGCTCTGGTATTTAAAGCAGAGGTTTCGGAATATGCATTTGTTCCACTGGCAACAGTATACATCCATCCGCTTGTCCCTTTGTTTGTATTGGGGATTAAATTCCGTCCTCCGATCCGGATATTATTAACCTTACTTGTTGCATCTGTTGCAGCGGCATTGATGGCCTCGGTCTTCTTTGTATCTGCATAGGTTTTAGCTGATGTGAGGGCATTACTTGCCGCATTCGTCCAATTTAAGGAAACGGAAGAGCCAAAAGTTACATTGCCACTTGCGTCCCAACTGATATTGCCTCCGGCAACAGCCCCGGCTCCATTAGAGTCGAACTTCCACTTGAAACCACGAATGCCAGTGGAACCAACAGTTATTGAACCTGAGGCAGAAGTATATCCACCGGATGTATTATTTTTCGTTCCCTTGAAAATCGAGTCCGAATCTATGCTCCATCCTCCGATTTTACCCCGGATGACATTCAGTGTCAATGCTTCTATATTCGCAGCCGTTATTAATGAAGATTTCAAAGCACTTACATTAATCCTTGCAGCATCTATTGTACCGGCAGTAATTTGAGATGCATTGATTTTTAAAGCATTAACAGTATTGGCAGATAGAGTGCCGGTATAGATACCATTCGCATCGATATAGGTAAGCTTAGTACCCCACTTTTCATCGTTTGCTTTCTTAGTTATTGCATCTGCTATATTTTGTGCATTTATCCCCGCTGTTTTGGCTTCCTCAATCCGAACCTCTATATCTTCAGACGCAGGAGCCCAGTCTACAGCTTTAGTACCCTCTACCAGCATCGGTTGGGCTATATTATAAGTTGCGCTGACTGAAGTAATCGCAAACAATACGACAGAAGAAGTTGGCTGCCAGTTTTCTAATTTTATTAATTTCCAGTTGGTATCAATGGGGATGCCTTTTGCTCCGTTAGCACCAATCCTGATCATTAATGTTGTTGCAACTGAAGCCTTAATCCACATACAGAAACTTGCAGGGGAACAAATTTTTATAGCATTGAAGTAGGCACGATTAGATGTAGCATTGGCAGTCGGCGCATTTGTCTGTGTAATTTTTATTGAATTGCAACCTTGAATCTTTTGTGAAGTATCTATAATGCCTGTAACTCCTTCCAGTTTTATTATTTCATTTAAGGTGGCGTTTTTAAACGAACTATTTAAGATGTAATTTCTCAGACCGATTTGTATTGAACTAATTTTATTATCGGTAATGCTTATAGCATCACTTTTCGCTGTATTTATAGCATTGATCCAATTTAAGCTGACTTCAGAACCGAATTCTATCTTTCCGGTTGAAGCGTTGTATTTGATGAATTGATTACCTTTCCCAAATTGGGCATTGCCTCCGTTATCCACAAAAAATGTCTTATACCCATCCTTAAAACCATAGATGCCGTTAATAGTTTCTGTTGTGATTGCTCCAGATGTATTTAGAGTACTTAGTGTATATTTACCGATAGCAATTCCGGTAAGGGTTCCATTGGAGTTCTTTGCCCCGGCGAAAATTTTCGGGGTAATGATTGAATCCGAGCCGATAACAGTTTTATTCGTGTTCCAGTCTTTTACCCAGTCCAGCATATTTGCATCGACTCCGGCTGCCCCGGTTGTTCCATTTGCTCCTGTACGAGCCTTGGCAAAAGAGAATGATTTCATTAAAGATTTTCCATCGACTGTTAGCGGAATATCTATCACTCCATTCTCTGCAAGGCTTGTTCCTATAGAAAAAACAATTGTAACAGTTGTCCCGGATTTAGATAAGACACATCCGGATATCTGAGGCAAGGCTCCGATTACAGGTGTAACAGCGTTGCTCCCTTTCAATGCGGAAACAATGGTAGTGGCAGTAACGGCAGTGTGTATCTTTCCGTCTTTATCTGTGGAAATTACATAACTGTTTCTGGAAAGGGAAACTGTATATGCATCCTGTCCGTTGACTCCATTTTGTCCACTGAATGCTTTTGACCACGAAAAAGAAATATAGTGGGTTTCTCCACCGATAACGACAGGGATAGGAACAGTGCCGCTATTTGCCAATGTGCTTGTATTGGCCGAGATAGAGTAGGTTATTGTTTTATTGGTGTTGTTAACTGTTATAGAAGAGAATCCGGTCGGCTTGGTAATAGTCCCGATGGTAAAATCTGCGATACTTTTGTCTCCGAGCATCACCTTCACCGTGGAAGTAAATGATATGGTATTTACAATAGTGCCGCTGCTACCGGCTGCAAAAACGTATTCACTTACCGATTGGTTTATATTATAGGCGTCTTTTTGTGCATAAACAGTCGCTTGTCCTCTTGCTATCAGTTGTTTGGCCATTTTCTTTAGTTTGATTCTCCTAAAGAATAGGGCAAAAGAACAAGAATGAGGTTAAGATAAGTAGTTGGAATAAAAAAATATAGAATAGATTTTGAAATACATTACTGAATATTCAATTTTATAATTTGTGAATATTATTCAGTAATCAGCTAATAATAAACGACAGAAACAGCACATCCAATTTATATAATTTTATTTTTTATTCTCCATCATACAGATTAATGGAAAGTTGTTCAGCTTCCTGAGACAAATTTGAGTTCTACTCCATAAATCTGTTTCTTCGCAGATTAATTTTAAAAACAGAAAAATATGGGAACTAATAATTTGTGTCAAGGTATGAATAGAATGAGTATAAATGAGGTGATGAAAAGCTTTCTCTTTCATTGCCAATTTGAGAAGAATTTGAATCCCAAAACACTAAAAGCCTATGATACGGACCTAAAACAATTTTCAGCCTATGTAAAGGATACTGAGGATGAGCTTAACTTCAAGTGCATGTCTAAAGAAACTCTGAAAAGTTATTTACAAGAAATATCTCATTTTAAAGCTAAAACAGTAAAACGGAAAATAGCCTCATTGAAAGCAATGCTCAATTTTCTCGAATATGAAGACGATGATTACATCAACCCTTTCCGCAAAATGAAGATTCGTTTGAAAGAACCAAGTCTACTACCTTCTGTTATGACTTTAAGTGAGGTGAAGAGAATTCTGAATATTATGTATCAAGAACTAAGTAATAATCAGAATATGGACAGCTATACATATAAAGCACAAACTCGTAATCTTGCAATTGTGGAAATTTTGTTTTCGACGGGTATGAGGGTTTCAGAAGTGTGTAATCTCAAATTTGAAGACATTAACTTAAAAAATGGAGTAATAAAGGTCTTCGGAAAAGGAAGTAAAGAACGTATTATACAAATATGCCAGCATGAAACACTTTTGATAATCAGAACCTATTATCAATGCTACAAGCAAGAGATCAAATCTAAATCTTCTTTTTTTATCAACCGACTAGGACAATGTGTCTCAACACAATCGGTCAGGCTCATGATAAAATCCTATGTGAAGAAAGCAGGGCTATCCAAGCGAATTACCCCGCATACTTTCAGGCATACCTTCGCTACTTTACTTTTAGAAGAGGATGTTGATATAAAATATATCCAGAATATGCTTGGACATAGTTCTATTGCTATTACACAAATATATACCCATGTAAATGTAAGTAAACAGAAAAAGATTTTAGCAACTAAGCATCCTAGAAGAAAACTACAGCTAAGAGGGAACAACTGATAACTATTTATTATCA